AATCACTATCGCCTAATCCATAATCAGCACGAAGATAATCGGCGATACACAAAGCTGAGTTGGCGCTGTAAGTCCATGTGCTGCTGTCTGTTGCACTTTGACCGCCCTGCCTTGGATCATATACCTTCTTGCCTTTGACTTTTGCTGTAAAGATAGGAACACCGTTAGCAAATACATTTTGATCATAGAATAGTTTGACATACAGAAAGGCAATCCCTGTTCCAGTGCCAATGTCGTTGTCAAATTGGTCTTGAACAAGAAAATACTTCGATGGCCATCCCTCAATAGGGGTTGTCTGATCACCTTTGTATTTCTTTATGTATATTTTATTATCCCAAGGATCACCAGCGGTTTGAAATCCGTCTGGAAGAGCAGCAGATAAAGTTGCGACTTCATCGTTAATATAAATATCTCCGATTTCCTCAAGCTCATGCCCAGCCAAAACAATAATCATGTGTAAGACATCATTGTTTACATTTATTGTCGTTAAACCAGAGGTGCGGATATTTGCAATAACCCCGCCCTTACGAACTTGACCATAAACGTACTGTTGGGGCGCTGTTGGCTGTCTTGCATTAACCAAACGCCCTTGAGATGTACTTGATGAGAAATCAGGTATTTCTGGGCCTAAAGCTTGAAGCGCATAATAAGTAACTGCCGTGCTAATTAAATAAGTAGCACCAATATAAAGCGCTGTACTTCCCGCAATCGTTCCTGTGACACCAAATACTTTTAAGATGGCAGCACCTATTGTTGCTGGCTCTCTAGGTACATTCTCCCAAGAATTATAACTTTTTAGGGTAATATCACCAAGGCGGTATTTGCTCATCTTACATACGCCTCTCTTGCCGCTTCAACATTGCTATACACTAAACCAAAGGCTGATAAAAATACGCATTTCGTACCAAGAGAAATGCCAAATGAACGACCAGTTAAAAACCTTCTTGGCACAGCAATAGCAACTAAAGCACCCCTTGGCGGGATATAGTCAATCTTAGTAAGCTTGCTGGTTATTCCCTCTTCTAGCGTGTCAAAGCCAAACTCTTCTTTTAGCTGTGTGTTGGTGATTAGATTATCCCCGTTCATGTAGCGACCTAGCCAATCATCGCACCAACCCTCACCATACATCTTGTGAAATGCCGTGTTTGTAAACGTCAAACAATCATGCTGACCCCATACAAATGGCTCATCTCTTACTTCATCCAGATATTGGTTTAAGGCTTCTAAGTTCACAATGGGCGACCCCATACAATGGATTGATCTTGCAATGTTGCCACTGTATCAAAAAAGATGTCGTTTGGATAACGGGATTTATGATTTTCTGACGTATATCTGCGAACATTAGCACGGTCTAATTTTATCAAACGGCTAGTGACCTGAAGCTGAATGGTGCTTGTTTCACTACTATCAGCAATGTCCATTGTATCCATTTCGCCGCTAAACACTTCAGCAGTTGCATAATACAAATCACTCGCATCAGTATCAGTGGGAGTATCATTCCATTCAGATGTATCTATCCAAACGCCAGTGTCATCCCAAACACCAAACTGTAAAATCCAATCTGTAGAGGCAATGCCAAAGTAAATCTTACACTCACGGCGCTGATAGGGTTCTTGGAGCGCCATAGATAATATTTCTGACGTAATACCGCTGAATGTAATAGTAGCACTCTGTGCGCTTAAATCACTGACCTCACTTAATCCTGAAATGCTCATCAACTGACCAGCACCAGTGTAAACCTTAGAAACTGTGCCTGTGCCTGTTCCTAAATCAGTGGCATAGAATACTTCACCAGCGGTATTTGACGCAGCACCAATAAGTGTGAAATTGGTATCACCAACAGATGTTATAATATATTCATCACCTACAGCCACAAGGTTTGCTGCAATAGGAGAGCCAATAGCCCTTTTGCCGTAGCCCGTCCAAAACCTTAGCGTACTGTTGTCTAAGAAAATCTCTACAGCATTGAATATTTCTACCCTATCGGCTTGAAGCGCTGATATGATTTCTGCATTATCTCTGGACATTAGACTGCTTCCATTGCCGCGAATGTGATGCCGTAAATACTTGCCTCATTAACTGAAAATGCTTGCTCGTTAGACGATAGCCTAAACAACCCTTTTGCGCTTGAAGTAACCACTGCTGAATTATCGGCTGGTGCTGTTCTAACGCTAGGCCAAATTTCTAATGTGGTTTCACCGCTGCCATTACTATTCACATCCTCTAATACTTTATGCAAAGAGGAAGATGAGCCTGTGCCAAATTGCACATAATCACCAGCTTTTAGCCAGCCCGTCTGACTTGCTGTGCAGTTATCTATATTGATAAGATTACCTGTCTGTGCTGCTCCATTAACCAAAGGTGAACCGCCAGCCGATCCTCTTGGAGTAACTCCAGCAGGGTCATTAAGAAGGAAAGTGCCAAACTGGCCTCTAAGGGAAATTAGCCAAGCGATCCACTGCTCCGCATCAGGTCTCTTCATTGGCGGCAATGTAACATCAGCAGTCCACATTTGACCAGAATATGCATGAGCCTGACCTGAGAATGTAAAAGGCGATCTGCTATAAGCAACCGCATTCACCGCTCTAATTTCTATCTGAGCTATTCCTGTGGCGGTAGGAAGTGATAAGGGATAAGTAACAGCCATTATGCAAATGCCCTTCCATATGATCCACCACGCCGCTTAGCGTCTACTACAGCAGCTTTAGCGCTGTCTGCTATCTGTGGCATTAACTGCTTAATCTCAGCACGTACGGTTTGCTGTACGCCTGTGGTGACGTTGATGGTTTGATTTACCACAACATTGCCTCCACCGCCGCCAAGCTTGTTATTGGGAATGATTGTTCCGCTTCTGGACGGGATCATAAGCTCTGGGCCTCTCTCTCCAACCAGATATGGGCTACCAGCAGAAACAGGACCACCAATAGCCCTTGGCGCAACGGGTGGGGCAGAATATTGACGCGGCATAAACGCTCCCTGAATAGCCCCCGTAATAAATCCTGTAATCTGCTTAACAACAAAGATACGGTAAAGCTCTGAGATAATGTCCGAAGCCATTGCCCTAAAGGCATCTCTAGCTGTTGCAGTGCCTTTTACCATAGACATCATTGAGCGCTCAAATGAACTCCCGACCATGTTTGCAGCATCATTTATTCTTTGTATTTCTGGCGCGATCTTAGGTATCTCAACCTTTAACTTCTTGGTTTCTTCAGTAACCCCACGGGTTCCCGCTGCCAAAAATTCCATTGCCGCTAAATATTCGTAAGCAGATAGTGCGCCCTTACCCACTTGTTCGCTCAATTCAGCTAAAGCCAGCACACCTTCGTCGGTTGTCGGCTCAACAGTCTGAAGAGCCTTCTGCAAGTTTAGAAGCGCCTCCGATTTTTTTTCAATACCTATGCCAGCGTTAGACAATTTCTCAAACGACTTCTGAAGCTCGAAGGCATCATAAGCCGTAATTTCAAAATCTTTAGACAGCTTTCTTATTTCAGTTCCAGCATTTTCAGTCACAGGACCAAAATTTTTGATAGCGGCAATGGCTTTTTCGAGCCTGCCCATTTTAACCGTGCCTTCAATCGCGGTGACAGCATTAGTTATTTCTATCGCTGTCCTCTGGAAGTTTAACATCCTTTGAGCTTCACTAAGCTCACGCACCTTGCCAGCAAAAGACCCAAACTTATCATCCAAGTCAGATAAGGGTGTAAAACTCAAGTCTAAGCTAGAATTGAGAGCAGACATGGCGTCCTTCGTGCCATCCAAACTTTCATTCAAGCCCTTTGTGGTGCCAGTTAATCCTTGAAATACCGTTCCCAGCGCAGATGCCACGGCAACCCCAGCGCCAAGAACCGCTCCAATCGGCCCAAAAACAGCAAGCATTTGTGAACCCTGTTGGCCAAACGCTTGGAGAAAGCTCGTGCCGTTCTGCAACTGAACCGCGAAGTCAGCAACTTGATAACCCGCTTGCTGCATAGCGCCTTTGCCGAATTTATTTACCGCAACAGCAGTTTTGTTATACTGATTAGTATGTTGCTTTAAGGCGTTGCTTGTTCGCTTTGTTGCCGCGCCAACGTTATCAACCTGCTTGCGAACATTAGCCAAATCTCGGATTGCATCACCAGAATGGACGCCTACGATGATATTTAGATCACTGGCCATCTTTGCTGCGCTCCTCTAAGACTTTGTAATACGCGACCCATTCATTATACTCTTCCATTGTGATTTCATCAATCTCAGCAATCGTTTTGCCTAGCTTTTCAGCCAATGAAACAACATTCATCCTGAATGGATCGTCAATTAGTTTTTTTCCAGTTCCTCCACTGTGCGGCCAGAAACGAATAAAGACGCCAAACGCAAGACAATTAATGGCTCTTGTTTGTCAAACCAACTCTTGTCTCCAATCTCGAATAAAGGATCACCCTTGCTATCCAATGACTTCATAATAATGATGTAGACTTGAACCTCAGCGTCAAGAAGATTTTCCATGAAGTTTGCATGACGCTTGTTGATCTTTTTATTCTCCGCAACAGTCATGGGGGAATAATGTATTTTGAGTGGCTGACCATCGATCAACCACTCTGGAACTTCTACCGTCCTTAACTCAGAAGCAGCCGTTTCAATCTTAGATGTGATTGACATTATTAGACCGTTCCAATCGTTAATGCGCCGGTAAGCTGCATCTCGACCTCAAGCGTAGCCAAGCCATCATGGGTTGCTCCACGCGCTACAGATGTGACAATGAACGTGCCGGTGTATTTAGTGTCGCCTGCGGTTTCACCTTCACCGTAAAATTCAGCATCCACACTGTCTCTCTGGACAAGATCAACTTGCGCACCATCATCCGGATCCCAGAACAATGACAAGCTCGCTGTGCCTGTTGCAAGACCCGCAACGTATGTGCGGTTAGTATCGCCCATCGAAGTGCTGTCAACCGTGTCAGAAGTCATAGTAATAGACCAGCTTAACAATTCACCTAATGAAGCTGGAGAGCCGCCAGAAGTAACTACCTTGCAGCTCCCATCAGATCCGAAATATGTAGCCATAGCGTTTCTCCTTTACTTGGCCGTTTCTACATCATTTAATGCTGTAACATATCTCACTGAATAAGTCAGCTTCGCAACCCCTATAGGTTGCTCCGCATCCCCTGAAAACTGAATTTCAGTTCCAGTAAGCACAGCCTCTTTTGCAAGACCGTTGACCGTAAAGTCACCGGCTATTGCCTCTTCGATCTGGACAGCAATAGCGTCCACATCATCATCAAATGTTGATGTAGCCCTAACATATACATCAACATCAACCGTCAAACTTCTGTTCAGATCATTCAACCCCATATTCAAGCGGTTTGAAACCTCTGAACCCGTATATACAGTAATCGCCGGTAGGTTGGCGTCAGTCAGCGGATAAACCCTTGTAGTATATACGCGGCTAGATACCAAAGTAGCTCCAGTGGAAATAGTGCTGGCC